CATAAAAATGTGAAAAAATGTCATATTTCTACTGACTAAATGGCATATTTTTAAATGTCATATTGACATCTCTAACAACATAAGCTGTTTATTTACAACTAGTTGCGGCAGAAAATATAAAAAGTTTTGCGGTCCTCTGTCCGCGCGCGAGCTGTCCTGAGTTTCCGCTGCATCCCCGCTCGCACCCACGTCTTTTATATTTCAGCTCCTAAAAATTTCTGAGCTAATTTTCAAAACACCAACTTGTTGGAGTATTTTGCAACTCTGTAACATAATGTTATGGAGTTTAGAGTATTGTGGTGGGGATTGAATATGTAATTTTATGGGTTGCATAGTTCCAATTCCTATTGTACATTTAGATATGGGTAGGTTTAAAAAATGGAAGGCTTTAGATGTTAAAAGTTGAAGACTTGTGGAATGAACATAGGGCAGTTTTTTCTCTTATACATAAAGGGCAGTCGGAAGAAGAAATCGCTGACAGCTTGGGTTGGGACTTGGATGTTGTGCAGAGGATAACTAAGAGTCGTATGGGAATGAGGAAAAGAGGTATCGAGGTTCAGATGCCAGGTAAAGAAGATTAGGGCCGGGGGAGTGAGGTGGTGTGTTTGTCCCTTCCAGCCCTGCTCCGCATCGTTGAGCTCCCTCGTACCCTTATAAGAAAGAAGGGATGTTATGCCTAAAGTTGGGGATAAGCATTTTGCATATAGTAAGGCTGGCCAAAAGGCCGCTAAGACGTACGCAAAGAAGACTGGGCGTAAGGTAACTAAAGCTAAGTCAAAGTCCAGAGCTGGAAAGAAATAGCATGGCGCGTAAGAGGGAAATAGACTCAGCATTGATGATAGAAGCTCTTCAGCATACTATGACCGTTGAAGAAGCAGCGGACAAGATTGGTTGTTCGGCTCCGAGTCTACGTAATAGGGCGAAAGAAGAAGTAGAGGTTAAGGTTGCTTTGCAGGATCAAAGTAAGCAGCGGGAGTATAACTTAGCCGAAGCTATCATCGCTAACAAGGGTGTTCTTAGCCGTGTGGCTGATACAGTGGGTATGGGGTCTGCACAAGCAGTTCGTTATCACATAAATCGTAGTCCAGCTTTACAGCAGGTCATGGCTGACTCGCGTGAGCGGGTTATTGATAATGCCGAAGATAATATCTTTAGGGCAGTGGAGAGTGGAGACAAGGCGTATAGTTGGAAGATTCTGCAGACCCTTGGCAAGGATCGTGGGTATACTGAGAGGCGTGAAGTTGATCAGCACGTTGTGCATTCAGTTGACCAGACTTCTACAGAAGCTTTAGTGGGTGTCCTTGATCGTCTAGCGACATCTAATCCCGCAGCCATCGAGGCTGACTTTGCCGTTCTTAATGATGAGGAGCGTAAGGTTCTTGGGGAAGCTCTTAGTGACCATAAGAAAGAAGTAGTGGAAGATTGAACGACTTGCTCGCTAATACTCCTGTAGCATTTGCACCTGAAGCCCAAGATCCTGCTGAGGTTGCAAGGGAGCTTATCAGACGTAAACAAGCGGCTGGTAGTTTGATTAAGTACGCTCAGTTTATGGATGAAGGGTATTATCCTTATTCTGTGCATTATAATATAGCTGAAAAGCTGCAAGATGTTGAGCAAGGAAAACTTAGGCGGCTGGCTATATTCGTTCCTCCGGCTATTGGTAAATCAAGGCTTTCTAGTGAAATATTTCCATCTTGGTTCTTTGGCAGAAATCCAGACTTGGAGTTTATACAGGCTAGTTATTCAGCAGACTTGGCTTTTGGGTTTGGCAGGAATGTAAGGAATATTATAAAAGATGATAGATTTCGTCTAGTATTCCCTGATGTGAAGATTGCAGAAGATGCTCAAAGTATGAATGAGTGGAAAACTGCACAAGGTGGAGAGTATAAGGCTGAGGGAGTGCTAGGCGGACTGATAGGTTTCCATGCTCATATAGCTGTCATAGATGACCCTTTTAAGAGTTACGAAAGCGCCCTCAGCCTGAATAATCGTAGGGCTGTTTGGGACTGGTATGCAAGTGTTCTTCTTAATCGCCTGCGTCCGTATAGAGATGGTCCTGGGGCGGTTATACTTATTATGCAGAGATGGCACGATGATGACTTAGGGGGACGGATTGAAAAGCTCAATGAGTCGGGTGAAGAGTATTGGGACATCATAAGGCTTCCCTCCCTCGCTGAATCAGACGATCCTTTGGGCCGAGCGCCAGGTGAAGCGCTCCTGCCGGAAGGTCCAAATATGCGTTCAGTTGAGGAACTCCATGCCATTAGAGCGCGCAATCCGTCCCTTTTTATGGCTTTGCATCAGCAGAAACCTGTTAGTGATGAAGGAGATGTATTTCAACCTGGGTGGATGAAGAAGGTTCCTGTAAATAAGATTCCTGATAACTTGACGTACTATGGAGCTAGTGATTACGCTTTAACTAAAGGTTCAGGTGATTTCACTGTTCATATGGTTTTTGGCATAGATGAACGTGGCATGATTTATCTTGTAGATGTGTATAGGGCTCAAGTGGAAATATTTGACGGGGTGGAGAAGGCTTGTGAGCTTATGCTTCAGTATAGGCCTTTGAAGTGGCTACATGAGCGGGTGATGATGGGTAAAGTCGTAGGACCCTTACTGCGTAAAAGGAAAGCGGAGTTGGGTTGTTGGACAGTAATGGAAGATATTAGCGTTATAGGTAAAGGTTCTAAAGACTCACCTAATAGAGCTGGTGCTATAGCAGGTGCTATGCAGATGGGTATATTTCATGTACCTGATAATGCAACATGGCTAGGGGAACTTGAGCATGAGCTAAGCCGTTTTCCTAATGCCAGATATGATGATCAAATTGATTGTTTAGCTTTACTGGGTATGCAGTTGTCTAAGTTACGTAGTGCCATAGGTGCTGCTGAGATTCTAACTGGGCCAACTAAAATTATCCCTAGTAGTATAACTTTTGATGAGTATGTAATGAGAAACTCAAGGGCAAGAAGGGGAATGTCGAGAAGCAGAGATAGCATAGTAGTTCCTTTTCCCGAAGCTAGCCCATTAGATGATAACTGGGGTCTCGATACTCCGTAACATATTGTTATAGAGATATAAATGGCATATCCAACAGCGCAAGATTTGAGAGTTCAGTACTGGCAAGGACAAATTGGCTTTGTGCAGCAAAAAGTAAAGCCGTTGTTTGAAGCGTGTAATGTGCTTGTTAATCAGTTTTATAATGAGCCAACTACTGAACGTGAGCAAGATGTAGGTGATGCGGAAGAAGAGCATGTAAGGAGAATTAAAAGCGGGCTTATACATGGCTTTATAGATCAGAGTCTTGCTAATATGCTAGATAGAGCTCCGACTTTTCAATGTTATCCTGAAACTCGTGAAGCCGCACAGAAGATAAATCCGGAAGATCCGCATGGTCCGAACTTGGCATCGGGTGTGGCTAAGATTGCTAATTACCGTTATAGGGAAACTAATCAATTAAGAGTTGATGAGCGTTGTGCGTTAGATGCTTTCTTATTTCCTTATGGGGTTGCTAAGATTGGGTTTGAGCTTGATGTAGATGCAGTCGAGCAAGAGATGATGCAAGAAATGACTGTTCTTGATATGGAAGATCCTACAGAAGAGAATGTTTTCTTAAAGGGTGGGATTCCTGTAAAGGTCAGTGAGGGGCAAGATCATCTTATTCATATTGAGTTACACCAAGCGGAATTGAAGTTTCTGCTACAAGATATTGATGACAATGATTTGAGGGCTCTTGTAAAAGAGTCTTTCATGGATCATATAAAACTTCATAAGTTATTCCATGACAGGCCTGCTCCCAGCGCTAATACTAATGTGCATAGGGGTTCTCCGTACGCTGTACGTTGGCAGCCTGATATGTTCCTTACAGATGCGTTTAGTCTTGAGGGGCCAATGGATGCGCGGTGGATAGCTTTCGGTTGGGAGCTTCCGATAGAAGAAGTAAAGTCTAATCCCGCTTACTCTAATGTTGATAGCTTAGAGCCGAGTAGGTATAAAGATGCTCCTGATAAAGAAGCGGATCTGGACTCTGATGGGTTTGATGTAGTTAGAGGTTGGGAAATATGGGCAAAGAACTTTCCAGTAGGAAAAGGCAAGTTTCGCAATTTGTTTCTTACTATAGCTGAAGGTAGCGAAAAGTTTTTACAGTATGAAGAAGAGTGGCCATATGATAGGCTTGATAATTATCCAGTAGAGACTATAAGTTTTCAAACTGGTGTTAGGCAATGGTTTCATAAGCCGCCTTTGCTTATGGCTGGTGGTGATACTGTGCAGGCATTGACTAATGAGATCATGGATTCTTTCCTTTATACTATCAGGAAGCAAAAGAATATATGGCTTGTTGATCCTGCGGCAGGCATAGATAGAGATATCCTTCAAGATATCTTAGATGCGCCTGATGGATCTATAGTGGAAGTTCCAGGTCTTGGGGAACAAGGGTCTAATGCGATTATTCCTCTTCCATTTCTTTCTGTGCCTTCTGATAAGAGTGGGATGTTAAATCTTCTTCAGCAGATGTTTGATAGGAGTGCAGGTACTCCACAGCCCGTTCAGATGGGAACTAATGAAACGGCGACTGAAGCTTCTATTATGGAGAGGAAAAATACGTCCAGGGAAAACAGGCGGTCAGCCCTGGTGTCTGAGTTTCAAGTTCGTAAAGCTCGTAAGATGTTTCAGCTTGATTCGCAGTTTAGGCCAGATAAATTATTCTTGTTAGATAAAAACGCAGAGTCGTTTATTAGTCTTAGCAAGGAATTAGTGAAGGGTGAGTATCTTTTCACTATGGATGTTTCCAGCCAGTCTACTGCCTTGGCTGTTGAGCGTAGTCAGTATATGGATCTGTTGAACTTGTTTGCAGGTCTTACACCTATTCTTACTCAGACTTATGGGATACCACCGAACTTGCCAGAGTTGGCGCGGAGATTATTAGTAAAAGGCTTCAATGAAAAAGATGTTGAAGATATTCTACCTATGCTTGAAAAGCAAATGCAAGAGTCCCAAGCTCAAATACAAGCTCAAGCAGCTGCAACGCAAGGGGAAGGTGGAACCTCTGAATTTAGCGATCCTCAAGCGCAAGCACTACAGGAAGCAGTCTTAGCAGGTAGATCTGCAAATACAGGGGTTGGTCCTTTAGACGCAGATAACTTTAATAGAAATATGCCTAGCGAAGGTCAGCAGGCAGGAGAAACGGTGACTATATAATGGCTATGGCATATGGTGGTACAGCGAAAGTTTCTGATGCAGCAAAAAGAGCTATGGTTTCAGATGATCCTAAAGCGAGAGCTGAAGTAGAGGAAGAACGTAATCAGAAATTTGATGTTTGGGATCAGATTGGTTTAGCGGCTGATATGCTTCCTGGTGGAGCGATAGCAGCAGGTGGGGCTAAAGCTGCATTATCTGGCGGACGTAATATATACAAGATGATTAATGACTCAATTAAAGGTTTTAAAGCTGGTGGGGATAAATCAGCTAAGGATGCAGTTCTTAATTGGGTATCATCTACTGATTTGACTATACTTACTGATGCTATGAATTATCTTGATGGTTTGAGTGGAAAAGCATTAGATGAAGTAGAGCCTGTTAGGAAAGCTATCAATGATGTTTATAATCAGTTCTCTGCACCTAAAGGTGGATTTTCTTTGGGAGCTAAGCCTGCAGGTAGTTCTGATACAAGTACTGCTCTTGAGTATGTTCAGGACTTGAAAGCTAAAGCTAAAATTCCTAAAGCTACTGAAGAAATTATGGCAACTAAGGATCTTCCTGCATCGACTAGGATGAATAAAGATATGCCTCCGCCTTCTGGTAGGAATAGAGTTGATCAGGGGAAAGTAGATTATTTGGCAGAAGAGGTTGAGAATCTTAAGACTATGACTGATGATGAATTAGTAGATTCTCTTTCTTCATCCCATGATGCTCTTCTAGCTGATATGGGGACATCACCTAAAGATATTGCTTGGTGGAGACGCTTGGTAGATGATGAAATAAAAAGGCGTAATCGGCTGGGAGACTGGAATCCTTAAGATGCCAGGATATGCTCAGCCGGACTTGCAATGGAACTCAGCAATGAGTGCTACTGAGATGTATCCGGCTCCTCCGAAGAGAAAGCGTAGACGCCGCAGGAGAAGGCGTAATAAGATTAAAGGTATTGTAGTGCCACCTATGACTTCTAATATTATATCTGGAAAGCCAAATGACTCAAGTAAGTATTAATTCTAATACTCGCAATGTTGTAGGCGATGATAGAGCTTTGTTTCTTAAGCAGTTAGAAGAACAATACCCTAATGGGTTTAAGGCTCTTAATAGTCTTGTATTTGATCTTAATGATGCTCAAGAGTATGTTGATAATCAGCCTGTTAAAGATCTTACAAATAAGAAAGATCCAGGGCAATCAGATACAAATTTAAGTGGAGGTATTACTCCATCTTTCTCTGGGGGTAGTGGCGTATCAGCGGGATCTGGTAGGAATCTTCTTCTTGATTTCTTTTTTAAGACTCCGCAAGGCTTGGCTATGGGAGTAGAAGATCTGGTTAGTCTGACTGGTATAGCTAACGAGTTTCTTACTATGAGTCCTTCTCAGCGCTATGGGTATCAAGGTCAAGCGTGGCATAATAAGTATACTAAGCCAGCGGTTGAAGCTGTTAAGAAATTAGCCCCCGTAGCCGCTAAAGGCTATATGTCGTATCTTAGCCCTTCGGTTGAGAATCTGCCTGAACGCGCAGAGTTTGGTGGTTTGGTAAGTGATATTGCTTCAGGTATTAAAGAAGGGGTTCATGAGCGTGGGGCAGCATCTTTAGTAGAGCCTCTTGATCTTGCCTTTCCTATTGCCGGTAAGACTTCTAGAGTTCTTAGTGGTAAGAGTACTGCTTTGTCTCCTAGTGAGCTTAGTAAGCATTATTGGAATGATACTCCAGATGTAGTGAATAGGCGTGTAAGAGAACGTGCTGCTAGGAGAGAAGATCTTTTTTATGAACAGCAAATAGAGGAAGATTTTTATAACAGATTTGAAGCTCTTAATGCTGAGATGGATGCTGGCGGCAGAAAAGATGATTATTTTATGACATCTTTAGATGAAGAGTTAGAATGGACAGGAAGTAGGCCATTAAAAGATGTTCGAGATGATCTAGATAATACTTATACTGAGTGGTGGGAGCACTTAGGAGCTAGAGGTACTGGGACAGAGAAAAGCTCTCACAGGCTTATTCCCTCCCGTATGCCCAGGCCTATAGGGGAATTGGCTAAAGAGAGTCTTTTTAAGCAAATGCCTGAAGGGTATAGAAGTTACTATGAAGATAATGCTCGGTATAAAGAGTTGGATGCTGAGCAAATACGCCTTATAAGCATGCCTTATGCTAGAACTGCTTTATTCGCTACTACTAAAATTGATCGGTCTCATGTAAAAAAGTTAGACTCTATACAAAATGAAATGGTTACGTTGGGTCAGCGTATAAGTGAGTACCCAGAGAGTTTTAGAAATATAGAAGCAGTAGAGAGTAGACTGCAAGTGATCAATGCTAAGATATGGGATGCGGAAAATGAGCTAGCAGATCTTCAAATTCGTAATAATCCAGAAGATAACACTTCTATTGATAATATTCAAGCTGTTATTACTGGATTAGAATTAGATCGTAACGATCTTTTACAACAGAAGCTTGCATTCCCCGAAATACAAAAAGAAGTATTAGCAAGAATAGAAGAGCTCGGCACTTATGATAAAGAGACTCTTGCTGTAATTGATAGGGCTCTTGATCAAGGATTTTACGCTGTAGGTTATCATGCTTCAAAGGGTGATATAAGATTTTTTGACGAGAATTTAAGACAAAAGGGAATTGGGGGAGGTGACTCAAGAGATGGTTTTTTCTTTGCGTCAAATCCTACAACATCTAATGCTGGATTGTATACACAGTCTACACTTCGTGGTGAATTATTAGACCGTAGATCTGATGTTAAGTATTGGCTAGAGGATCTTGATCAGCAGGCTACAGATGCTAAAGCTAAAAAAGGTGATATTAAAAGAGATATTCAAAAAACTTTACTGAATAATTATTTAGAAGATATTGATTATACTAATCTTGATAAGAGTACTAGAAATATAGGAGATTTTCTTGCTAGGGATCTTGAAACACAGGCGAATATTAGAGATAAAGTAGATGATATAACAACTTATAGAAAAGCGTTTGACTGGCCTAAAAATGTTGATCAAGTTGAACAGACTCTTCATTCGTTTTTTCGATTGTTTAGAACTGATAGAAAGCCAAAACCTCAGTCATACACAGAAGTAGAATTAGGAAAACTTGGCTTAACTCATGATGATGTGCATGAAGAAATAGTATTTACTATAAGTGATGATGTGCTAGAAAATAAGTTTCCTGGGTTTGAGGATTCTGGCCCAATGTCAATGAAAGGTATGATGTACATACCTTCAGATAAGTATGACTATGGTATGTGGGTTGGAGGAAAAGAAATAGAGATTCCAGAAAAAGTTATAACAACTATGGAGTCTCTAGACTGGCTAGGCTTTGATAATCCTATAGAGGCTTTAACAATAGCTTTTGATATGAGGCATACAAGGCTTAATAGATCAGTTATATATGATTATGATTTGAAGCCTGCTCAGTTTCCAGGTAGTGTTTCAGATGAAACAGTAGAAAGTTTAAAAAAATTAGCTATTAGCTTTTCTAATACTAGTGTTAAGTTAAAAGACATAAGACATTTAAGAACTAAAGGTACGGATATTGAGAGTGTACCTTTGTCTAAAGGTTTAAAAAATGTTTTTCCTCGTCAGGGAAGCTTAAGTGAGCACAGAAATATTTCAGTTATAACTCCTTGGAGAAGTCGCATTCGTCCTGATGATCAGTATGCTATTAATGCACAGAATGTAGCTATTAGAACAGGTGAATATCCTGATTGGTATAAGCCGGATCCTCCAAGGGGCTTTCAGCCTTTTACTAGTGATCAAATAAAAGATAACTTAAATTATTTTATAAACGAGATGGATGCGTACAGGGCATTACCTAATAGATCTCCTGTAGATTTTGAAGGAGTTCCTATTTTTAATGAACAGGTAGATGGTACAATAACTCCTTTATCTTTGCTTAAGTTTAAAGATACAAATGAAGATTTTGTTGAGAAACTTAATGCCTGGAGAGTTTTACCTCCTGAGCAAAAAGATAAATTTGCAGATTTATTAGCTGCCCAATATAATGAGTCTGCAAAAGTTACAATGGGTATAGATAATCAATTAGATGATGAACTTATAGATGCTTTAAAAAGTGATTTGCAAGGTAAAGCTCTTCCCGATATGCCTTCGTACAAAGATGCAGATGGTTTAGTAACTGCTGCGTGGACAAACTCTGATCATCCCTTTGTTGTTCAATCTCGTAAAGGTTATGTACCTCCTGAGTTATTAGTTTCGTATAAGGAATCTATACAATCTACAGATCATATAAATCGTAGTCGTATTTGGGCTGAAGTTAATGCTGGAACTAATACTACTAAGGCTAGACTTCATATTGAAGACCCGTATATTTTAGATATGAAGGGTGGCGATTATGACCAGCAGCAGTATAAAAATGCTATATCTGCAGCTAAGCGAGCTGGAAATGATGCTGTTATAGTTAGAAATGTAACAGATGGTGGTAATGTCGCAGGAGATGTTTATATAGTTTTTAAGAGTGATCAAATACGTTCAGCGACTGCCATGTATGATCCTCGTGATGCTCCAGTTCGCAAGGGTATTTTAAAAGAGTATGATGCTAAGTATAAGAAATTATGGGAAGAACATAAAGCACTTATGAGAAAAGCTCTTGAATTAAATAGTCAAAGGATAGCCGCAGAAAAACACTTTTCGTCTGTCCCTGGACTTCCTGATTATACTCGAAAGATGGATGGCCTTTCACATCATTTATCAGTTATAGATTCAAAATTTAAATCTTTAAATTCTGAGTTAAGAGCAAATGGTAATGCGCGTTTTGAGATGTATGGTTTAAAGAGTGGTATCGCGCCAAATGATCTTGATATACTTGTACTTGAAAGAGTAAAAAAATATCAGGAATTAGATAAGCTAAAAGAAGAAATTAGATTAGCTCAAAGTGAAATGAAGTCTGGTCCATTCTCTGGTATTTTTGATTCTGATGAGATGGTATCTGAACATGACATTAAACTTAAAGCACTTCAGGAAAATGTACAATCATATATAGAATTAAAAAGTGAATTAGGCTTAGCAGACGGACCTATGATAGGATTTGAAAGTGCTGCAGCTGAAACTCAAGGGCTTATGGAATTTCCTGATGTTGATCGTTGGACCTTTCCAGATGATATGTTACCTACTAAAGATGTTATGGCTTCTTGGGGCGGGATAGCCATACCTTTGGGAGTTGGAGGTGCTGCCCACACTTGGCTTGTTAATAATGCTGAAGCTCAACAGGAATTAGAAACTGAGCTTGTACCAGATGATGAACTAACTGCAGATATAGGTAATATTCTAGATACCTTTGATATTCCTGGCCTCGATTCTCCGGAGGCGAAAGAGAACTTTATACTCAGGAATAAAGACTGGGGATATAGAATAAGTGAGAAGGATAAGAAAAGAAGTAAGGATTTACAAAAGATACATTTATGGCGAACTAAGGAGCTGGGAGGAAATGATCTATAATGCCTATTTATAGTTTTGTATGTAAAGACTGTGGCATAGAAGATGATGTGCATAGGAAAGTAGATGATCGAGCTAAGCCGGTCGAATGTCGTTGTGGAGCTAAGATGAGCCGAATGCTTGAAAGATTTACTGTAGACACATTTGAGCCTTATTATGACGAGGGCCTTGGAAGCGATGTTTATTCTGCTCGTGATAAAAAAGCTATTATGAATAATTTGGGAGTGGTTGAGGCTGGAGACCAAGTTCATGGAGCTAGGATTTTCGATGAAAAAAGTCCTAACCTTATAAAGAAACAGCCGCCGCAAGGCAAGCGAAAAAAGATGCCTAAGGCCTTTGATGATGCTGTTATAGAAGTATCAGATGCAGATGGACATACCGTTTCTAGGGAACTCTCTGGAAACATAGCAGGGTATGATAATTAACAACTCCATAACATATTGTTACGGAGAAGAGTCGGGCTGGAAGTTAATCTTCCTACTAACTAGCGGGGGATGAAAAATGACTGAAGTAGTTCGGGGCGACACTGGCATGGCAGAAGAAGGCAATATTAATTCTTACCTAGAAGATCAAGCTCAAGAGTTTGGTGAAGATGATCTTGATATTGATGCAGTGTTAGAAGGTACACAAGTGCAGGATTCTAATCAGTCTTCGCGAGAAGGCACTGATACGGTTCTTGCTCGTTTAGATGAATCAGACCCAGCTGCGGCTGAAGCTGTTAGAGGTATGCAGCGCCGCATGAGTCAAAATAATAATGAGTGGCATGAGCTTCGCTCTGAGGTTTTAAATCTCAGGGAACAAATGATCTCGACAAGAGAAGAAAATGCTCAGCAACCTGTAGCTCCGCAAGAGGAAGAACCACTTCCTGAAGGTGTTACAGAACAGAATATGGAAATCTTTAAAGCTATGGCTGATCGTCTCGGGTATCTTCCTAGGGAAGAACTCGTGCAGCGAGAAGAAAATAGAGCGCAAGAACAGAGTGCTGAAAGCGCAGTTAATGCTGACCTCCAAGCAGGGGTTGACATGTATGGAGAGCAGTTTGGCACTATGGATAGTGCAGGTAATTTTACCTTAAATCCATCTATTCAGCGTAGGCTTGATAGCCGAATGCAATCACTTCAAGATCCTTCTAGGGGCGTGACGCCTTTAGATCTGTTTCGTATGGAATTTCCAGAAGCTGGTGGTGCAAGGCGTAAATCAGCTCTTCGAGAGAATAGTCCTAATATTGAAAGTCGTCCTTCACCCAATGTAGTTCGTAGGAGTGGAGCATCTACTCCTGGATCGGGTGTGGATATAAGGGCAGGTGAAGCTAGTCCAGAAGATGTTTTGGATCGTGCGTGGGCTTTGGCGCGGCGGGAATTAACTTAATAATTAAAAGGAAACTATAATGGCTATCGGTGACGGCAGTCCTACTGTAACATGGGGGCCTCTACTATCCTCCACTGTTATGAATTACTTGGACTCGGGGATGCTCCGAGATCAGGTACATAAGCGGAGTCCTTTCTGGTCGTGGCTTCGTGAAGGTAATCGTATTAAACGACTGACTGGTGGCGAGCGTATTAAGCTTCCGGTGATGTATGAAGGTAGTGGAAACTTCAAGCGCTATTCTGGACTTGAAGCCCTTGATCCCACTGGCTACGAAGGAATCACAAATGCCTTTTTCAACTGGAAACAGGCGGCTACGAGTGTTGTGATTTCTGGTCTTGACAAACGCTCAAACCAGGGTGAAAGTCGTATTCGTGACTTGACCAAAGATAAAATCTTCCAGGCTGAATCAACCTTGGCAGATAACCTGGCCACTGATGCTTATAGCGATGGTACTGCTAATGGCTCCAAGCAAACCACTGGCCTTTCGGCTATGGTTGACAGTACTCCTGCTACCGGCACTTATGGAGATATCAACTCCGCTAATAACAGTGCGTGGCGTAATAATGCTATCACTGGTGTTGGTAATGGCGCGGTGAACTTGCTGCCGAACCTTCGTACGATCTATAATGATTGCACAGAAGTTTCTGGTGTTGAGGGCGAGCCTGATGGTATCTTCACGACTCAGTCGATTGCTGAGACCCTGGAATCTTTGGTTGTTCCTGCTATCCGCTATACCGGTGGTGGCACGAGTGACTTGTCCAGTCGCCCGACTTTCCGTGGCGCTAGCATCAACTTTGAGTCCAAGTGCCAGAGTGGTACGATGTATGTTTTGAACTCTAAGCATATCTTTTCTTTCGTGCATCGTGACGCTGATTTTGCTATGGCTGATGGTGGCTTGCAGAATCCAGTTAACCAAGATGCTTTCATTGCTCCTATCCTTTATCAGGGTAACATGGGTACGAACCTTCGGAATGCCTTAGGCATTCTTACGGGGATCACCTAAAAAGGAGTTTTAGAGATGGCAATCACTGTCACTGCAGGTGATATAGAGTATGATACTGGAGGGGTTGTTCGAGAAGGTAACCGTAATGTAGTGCATGGGCAACTTGGAGCTGATACTACCCTTCGTACTTTTGCTATTACTGGCACGAGTAGTAGACTAGTTTCAGCTCAGCTAACAGTTGCGGATAATACTGGTGATGCCCCTACTACAGTTATGGGTATTATAAATGAGAATGCGTCTAGCACAGCAACTAATGGCACTATTGCAGTAGATGCTGGAGCTGCCACTGATGTGCGTTTTCGTATTGAGTATGTCTAAAAAGAAGAAAGGATAGTAACTTATTATGTGGATGCAAACTGTAAATCGTTCAGATACTGAGCGTGTTTGGGTGAACTTCACTAACACTGATGGTCAAACAATCACTGCATACTCTCCAGTTAGCAGAATGTTCTGGACTAATGCCAAGAGTCTTAGTGTTGCTGCTAATGAGGGGAACGCACTTCCTGCCAATGTTAATCCTCCAACTGGTGGGATTGCTAAACAAAACCTTATAGGTGTTGCCTATGAGGATGTTGCTAATGCAGATGTAGGCATCGCCCAGGTATATGGCTACTGTGAAAGTGCTATGATTGCACCTCTTGCAGGTGCTGTAACTGTCAGAGTTGGTGAGCCTATGGTTCCTGACGCTACTACTGTCGGGTTTAATAGTGTAGGAGCGGCATTAGCTAAAGCTGTAGTAATTGCTCTTGATACTATCGGTGGTGGTGTTGCAGGTAATAATGCAACTCCTTGGGAGACTAGTAATGCTTCTCCTTTGAGTGCGAATATTTCTGGAGCGCAAGGTTTTGCTAACCATGTGTTTATTCGCTGCATGTAAAACTCTGTAACAATATGTTATAGAGATGTGGGGGAGGGTCACTGCCTCCTTGGGTTAAGATCCTCCTCCACAATATTTAAAAGGGGTTGGAAATGTTTGGATTGCTTAAACCTTATGATGGAAGAAATACTAAAGATAAATTAGTTAGATGCTCGTGTGGTAGAGTTTTATGGTTGACAAGCTCATCTAAAGTTATTATGAGACATCATGAAGGGCATCAGTTTAAAGTTTTAGAAACTGGAACTATGTGGGAATTTTTTAAAATGAAGACAGGGCTTATTCGAAATAGGACTTTAAGTGAGTGGCTTAGAGACTTAATGGATAGAAGGGACAGTTAATGAGATTAGTACTAGGTATGCCTTGGTATACAGGGCCAGATGACAATACATTTCCTGCTTACTTTGACATGATGATGTACTTTGGTGCATTAAGAGAAAGAAGTTTGTGGGTAAGTAAATTAAATGATGTTGAGGCAGAAAAGTTACTAGAAAAACTTCCTAGTTTAGATGAAACTGGCTACGAAAAAAGATTAGCTGATCCTACTTTAGATGAGTGGAGAAGCCTAGGAAAGTTAGAAATTATACTAGTAAATCATAGTAGAACTTCTTTAGTTGGTCTTGCTAGGGAGCTTATAGTTGATACTGCAGTTAGTGCAGAAGCTGATTATCTCTTTTGGTGGGACGATGATATGCTTTTTGAAAAAGACGCGTTTCTCCGTTTGTGGAGGCATCAAAAACCTGTAGTTAGTGCTTTAGCTTTTACAGCTAGAAAACCTACTTATCCTGTTATTTTTCGGCTAACAGAAAAGTGGGATAATGTTAATAACGCTAAAGTAGTAGAAAAGAATGAACTGGTGTTAGACTATCCTAGAAATCAGCTAATTGGAAATGATGATATAGGAGGAGAGTTAGCTTTAGGGGCTGCTGTATGCCTATATGATATGGCACTATTTAAAGAAGTTCCAAAACCTTGGTTTATGAGTACTGGATGTGGAGAAGATTACTTTTTTAGCTACCGATGTAAAGAATTTGGTATACAACGCTATATGGACACTAGCGTAAAGACTCAGCATCTTAAGCATGCTCCTGAATGGTCTGGAGAAGATTCTTATTGGATGGATAGAGAAACTAATCATGAAGATTACCAAAAAGAATTCGGAGAGCAAATTAAAAAAGTAATTAATGGAAAAGTTATTAAGAGTATGGAAGAGGCTATAGTATGAAAGAATTACTTACTGTAGTTATCCCTACTTGGAATAATCCACAAATGTTAAAAGCTTGTCTTGAGTCTTTATTTCAGAACACTCAGTATCCTTTAAAAGTTATAGTAATTGATAATGGGTGTAAAGGTGAAGTTAAAAATTCTTTAGATGAGTCTTCCAGTGCTTTAATAGATGTAATAGAGCCAGAAGAAAATTTGGGTTGGATGAGAGCCCACGAATTAGCATTAGAGTCTTGCGCTACTCCTTATTATTGTATGCTGAATGATGATGTTGTTTTTATTCCTGGGCAAACAGATTTCTGGAGAAAACTAACAAATCATCTACAAGGAGATATTGCAGCAGCTGGGCCTGGTAGTAACTTTGTAGCCGGAGCTCAAAATGTTTTAAGAG